AAGTAAATAGTTAAGTGGTGGGGATATAGCTCAGTTGGTTAGAGCGCTTGCTTGACATGCAAGAGGTCATAGGTTCGAGTCCTATTATCCCCACCATTTTATTTTTCCACCCCCACCAAGGCTTTTCGGGTTTCCTTTTTCTGGTTCATAATTATAAATCACCTCACTACAGCATTTTCTACACCACTTTTTAATCGATGTTAAATTTTAACAAGTCCGCAATCTCAGGTGTATCAAGATTTACAAGGCATTTTTTCTACAGCATTTACTACATCACTTTTTAATCAAAATCATTAATTTTACATTGTGTTTAGTCGTTATGTTGCAAAGTTTTTAGGATATTATTTTTAATTGATAAAACTTCAGAATTATAGTCTGTAGTTACATGTGAATATCTTTGGAGTGTAAAAGAAGCTTTAGAGTGTCCTAAATCTTGCTGGATGTATTTTAAACTAAGTCCAGATTGTAATAAAAGAGTAGCATATGTGTGTCTTAAATCATGAAAACGTATAGCTTGAGGTAGTCCTGCTTTCTTTAAAATGTTTTTAAAATCCCTTATAAAGTTACGAGGATTTATAAGAGTTTTATTTCGTGTAGTAAAAATAAATTCTGAAGTTTTTGGTAATTGTTTTAAGAGTTCTAATATCTCTGGTGAAATAAATAAAGTCCTATATGAAGTATTAGTTTTCACTCTCTCTTGAAGAACAGGCTTGCCATTGATTAATACCACTTCTCTTTTTATAGTAATAGAAGATTGTTCCCAGTTAATATCAGACCATTTCAACCCTAATATCTCCCCCCGCCTCAAACCTGTAGTAAGTTCTATTAAATAAGCAATATAGTATTGGGAAGACTTTGCTGTTTCTAAAAATTTTTGAACTTGTTCTTTGGTTAATACATGAACATTATTTTCCATATAGTTATAACAAATTTTTACATCTTGGGCGGGGTTGGAAGATATAAAACCTTCTTTTACTGCTTGTTTAAAAATATTGTTTAAAATCTGTTGAATATACTTTAAAGACCTTTTTGAAAGCCCTCCATTTTTACCATCAGCCCTACCTTTTTCTGATTTTTGTTTTATTAAGTCTTGAATGTGTAAAGGTTTAATATCAAACAAATACATATGTCCTAAATTAGGCAGAATATGATTATTAATAAATCGTTTATAAGACTCTAAAGTAGTTTGAGTTAAAAGAAAAGGAGCATATTTTTCTAACCATATTTCACTCCATTCTTTTAATGTAAGTTTTTGAAGATTAGGAAATGATTGAATTTCTAAAAGTTTTTGTTGAACTTCTTTTTTAGTCTTTCCATACACTGTTTTTCTAATAGATTTACCTGTTAAATCTTTAATAATTATAGAACCCTGCCATAAACCATCATTTCTTTTAAAAATTGAAGCCAACATAATCACCTCGTTATTTTATATTTACAAATTCATTTTAAAATGTTATTTTTAAAATGTCAAAATTAAATTTAGCCCCCACCACCATTTCCAGATTTTAGGATTTAAGGGCGGGGCTAAAAGAAAGGAGAATTTTCAAAATGTCTACAGTACAATTTAACATTTTACCTTATGTTGCTTATGCTTTTGGGTTAAATAAAAAATCTTATCATTTAATCGATAAGGTTTATAATGAAAATAAAGAAGTTTATTTTTCTTATGCTGCTAACTCAGAATATTATAATAAACCACCAGTAATTACTGGTACACCTCTTCAGATTGAATATACAAGAAAAATATTAGGTATTCTTCTTTATTTTTACAACACTGGAGACACAGAGATATATAAGAAATTGGTAGATATTTTTAAAAAATCTTTTAACTATCTTTATCAATTGATTCAATCATACAAAGAGATTGAAATTTTAAAAATCATGGAAAAATTTAAAGAAGATATTTACAAAAATTATGCATGGACAGGAATTATTTATTCTATAATGACTTTGTTTGGAGCTTCTCTTTTAAATAAACCAATAAAAAAGGATGAACATTATCAATTTTTTATAAACATTATGAGTTTTAGAGAAAGACATGATTTAAAAGATGAGAAAAGATTAACACCTTCTCAATTAAAAGCTTTTTCTAAAGAGGGTAAAATACTTAAAGAAAAGCTTGAAAAATTTAAACCTCAATTAATTAATTGTGAATTTGTAGGGAAGAATGAAGAATATATAGAATCACTTTTTGCTTTTATGATGGATGTTGAAAATGTCTCAATTTTAGAAATTTTAGAAGAAAATATGGATTCAAAAACTCTTGATGAAATTTTTGCTTTTGTGTATGTTATTAGAAACTTTTTTGATAAACCTTTAGAATCTGAAGCTGATTTACAAGAAGCTTATGAAAGTTTTATAGCTATGTTTTATGTAAGAGCTTTATTAAAAGAATTCAATAAATACAAAGAGTTTTATTTACAAAATGCTGATATAGTTCATGAGCGAGATAAATTAAAAATTGAAAATGAAAACTTTAAACAAGAAATTGAAGATTTAAAGAAACAGATAGAAGCTCTTTATAGTCAAAGAGAAATTTTATTAACTAATATTACTAAACTTCAAAAAGAAATTAAAAATTATGAAAAAGATTTACAAGAATTAGCTAAATTAAGAGAAGTTATTTTTGAAGAAAATATTGAGGTTCAAGATATAAAAGAAGAATTAGATTTGAATATTCTTAAATCTAAAAAATTGGTGATAATAGGAGGTATTAAAGATTGGGTTAATGGTTTGAAAAAATGTTTATCAGACTCAACAATATATTTAGAAGCTGGAAGAGTTAATTATGATGAAAACTCAGTTTTTCAAAATACTGATTTAGTTGTTTTTAATACTAAATATCTTTCTCATACAGCTTATTATAAAGCAATCAATGTAATCAAAAAGTATGATATTCCTTATTTATTTATTAACCATAATAATGTCAAATTGACTTTAAAAGAAATAATTTCTTTTTTGAAAAAAGAAGAGGAGAGTTAAAGAACTCTCCTCTAAAATTTTAAAAAGTCTTTCATTTGTTTTACTGCATACTCTACTAATATCTCTGCTTCTTCTTGAGTGAGATTGAATTTTTTCATTAGATATTCTATAGCTTTTTTTCTTTTCTCTTCCCCCGCCCCTTGGTAGTCAAATAATTGTTCTACTGCTTCTACTATCATTTGAGCATGTTCTTTTAACAATTCAAAAGTTTTTTCGTCTAATCTCTTTTTAAGGAGTTTTACACCTAAATATAATCCTGAAGTTATTAGTGTAAGTCCTAATAATAAACCAACAAACACTAAAATATTAATTATTCCTTGCATTTGTATTACTCTCCTTTTCTTTAAAATCACAACAAGCAGGTGTGTTTTTATCAACTACAAGTTTTCTTGCCATAAGACAAACATAAGTATCATACAAATTATGTCTACAATATTTACACTCAATACATTTCCTATCCATTTAAACCACCTTCACATATTTTTTATAAATCCAGCCTTTGTCTGTTCTATACCAATCGCCTTTCTCTTCCAAGATATTGACCTTATCTCCTGTATAGTATTTACCTATTACAAGCCCTTCCATTGAGGGAGTTTGTCTGATATTTAAAGATGGCTGAGCTGTTACAACTCCTTGCTTTGTTTTAGGTTGCTGATTTGTTGTTTTTAACATCTCATCTATTTTCTTTTGTACATCTGCTCTAAAATCGTCTACTGTTTTACCATACTGTTTGAAATAAACAACTGGGTCTGTATGGTCTGTTTCTTTCCATTTAGCTGATACTTCCGCATGAGACATAAGGTTATCTTTTGTTACTTTGGTCTGTTTCAAAACGTTAACAAACAACCATGCAAAAAGTTCTACTGCATTCTGCCATACTTTCTCAAACTGTTCTTTAGTTGTTGCATGGCAAAGTTCTATACCTATAAATCTTGTATTTGCTGTTCTACCTGCGTGCCATGCAACCTCATTCCATGGAATTATTTGAACTATTTCATTCCAATCAACAAAAGCATGAGCTGAAGCTTTTCTGTTAGGCACAGAGAAATATTTGTATTCATTCTGAGCAGTTGCTCCTGGCGTTGCTGTTTCATGTATCACTATACCTTGTGGGTTTAAAGGAGTTTTTGGTCTATTGTTATTGTTTATTAACATTTGTTTTATTTGAATCATCTTCTTCATCGCCCCCGCCACATTGATTAATTAAATCTTTTTCTTTCTTTTTAAGAATTGGTATAAGCCAGTCTAATTCTGTATGCCCAGCATCAATTAAATTTTCTATACAGCTTTGAAATTCTCTTACAAACATAATTGAGTAAACTATTGTTCCAAAAAATATTGCTACATCTTTAATTGGAAAAACTCTAACTGTAAGTCCACATAAAATCATTAAAATTAAAAAACTAATCAATTTCTTTTTTGTTCCTTCAAAAAATGTATTTGAATTTATTACTTTTATTTTAAAAGCTACCCAAAAAGATTTGTAAGGTTTAGAAAGTGCATAATACTTTGTAATAATGTCTAAAATCATAGCACAAAGTACTGATATAGCAGCTGATATAAAAGCTTTATCGGGAAAAATAATGTAATTAATTCCTGCCCATAATACTACCAATATTCCTTCGACTTTTTTGTAGGCTGTTATTAAATATTGTAATGCGTCTTTTACATCATACATAAGAAACCACCTTTCTAAAGTTTATCTTATAATAGCATAGACTAAGATTTCTAAGTATCTTTGATGAATTCTTTTATTAATTTTTCAGCTTTTTTAAGTATATTATTTATTTGAGAAATTGAAATATTATACTTTTTACTAATCTCAGTTTTGGCTAAACCATTTATTTTATCTATTAAAATTTGATACTCTTTCTTTGTTAGATGTTTAGAAAGATGTTGTAAAATTTGTTCTTCAAATATTTCATCCTCAACTTTAAGTAAACTTTTTATACTTTCTTCTTCCTTTAATAAATTGCTAAAATAATAATTTGTATCATTGAAACTTTCTTCTAAATATTTAGTTGACTTGTAATAATTTAGAACTTGTAAAACTTTTTGTTCAGACACATTTAATTTTTCTGCAATTTCTTTAGGTTCTGGTAAATATCCTAAATTACCTTCTAAATGTTTAATTCTTATAATTAAATTAACTGCATTTCTTGAAAGTTTTACTATGTCAGTGTTTAATTTTAAATAGTATTTTATATCTCTTACAATTGTAATTACAGCAAAAGAAGAAAATTTTACATTTTTTGAAGTGTCAAAAAATTTAATAGCTTTTATAAAAGCCATTCTTCCAATTTGTAGTAAATCCTCTTTTGTAAGTTTACAATTATTAAGAATAGCTTTTATATTTCCTATATATTTGTGAATAGAATACCAGATTAAATTTTCATGAACTAAAAGCACTTCTTCTAAGTATTCATTATCAACTTTACATCTTTCAATATTTTCAGGTATATACAATGAATAATAGTTTTTATCTTTTTTCAAATTTTCTTTTATGTGTTCGGGTAGATTCATGAAAAAATACTCCTTTCTTCTGATATTTCCAATATGTATTATTGTTATTTTGTAATCATTTTTCTAAAAACAATATTTAATGTATTTAACATTAAAATTTTAACTATTTTACCAATCTAAAAAATAAAAATAAGGAGTGTTTGAATTAACACTCCTTAACGAAAAGGAATTATTAACTTGACTTTTCTTTTTAATTTTCCTAACGTTAGAGCTTCTTCATGAGAGGAGACAAAAATATCTATTTTGATTGTGTTTGAATCTATTTCTTTTATTGCCCCGCCCCTATCTTCGCAAACAAAGATATAATCTTTTAATCTTTCATCTTCTACTTTTACAATTGTTCCAAAGGGATAAGGTTCAGGAAGCGCAACAGTGTGATATGGTGTTGCTTTAATACCAGAAGCTGTTATTAAATAGTCTTTATCCCAGGGATGTTTTCCTGTACACTTAAAACAAGAGCAATAAAAGGTTATTATTGCTTCTTTTTCGATGTAACTTAAATGTCTTGAAGCTTTTATTATTTTTCTGGGTTTTATATTTGGTTTTATATCCTGCTTTATTATACTTTTAGGTATAATATGTGGTTCTTTTGTAACTCATAAACAGTTAACTAAAAGAAAAATAAAAAGTAGAAAACTAAAAAGTTTCTTTTTCAATTTAATTCTCTCCTTTTACGCAAAAATTAGTAAAGAGTACATATCATCAATCTCTTTTACTGCTGCAATAAATATTTCATCTATTGATTTTTCAGCGTCTAAGTATACAAATTTTCTTTCAACTCCAAAGGCTTTATAAATTGCAGGCAATTCTTTATATAATTCTCTTAAAACTTTCAGTTTTGATTCATCTTCATAATAATCAAATAAATTTCTTTTTCTTAATCTTTCTATACAAATTTCAGGTGAAGCATCTAAAATCAAAGTTAAATGTGGGGTAGGCAAAAACTTATTCAACTCATATGTGTAATTTAGAGGAATGTTATCTAAATATCCATAAACAAGTGCCGAATCAATGTATCTATCCATAATAACTATTTCAGAATAAGAATAGGACAAATTTTCTATTTCTAACATTTTGTTAATTGTAAATAACATTTGTAAACTTACAGCTTCATTGAAACTCAATACAAAAGAGTCGTTTAGAATTTTCTTGATAAGTTTTCCTATTTCATTATTTTCAGAAGGGAACTTAATATATTTAGTATTGTAATGAGTGGTTAATAATTTCGCTAATGTAGTTTTACCTGTACCATCTATACCTTCTATTGAGATTAACAATGTTAACACTCCTTTCTTATTTTCCCCGCCCGCCATTCCCAAAAATTGGATTGGTGGCGGGGGCAAGGGTTAAATTTTCTTTTCTACCACAACTATTGTGTCATTATGCCAACCACCATGATGTACTAACAAAATTTCTAATATTTCAAACCCATATTTCTTTCCTATTCCTCCACTATTCCAAGCACACGTTATAACTATTCCACATGGCTTTACAATTCTACTTATTTCTTTTTTATGGTTTGTCCAATACTTTGAAGAAGTTGTTTTCCAATTGACTGACATATTAAACTTCTTATAGCTCTCACTAACTTGTCGAGGACTAAAAGGAGGGTCATATAGTACCATGTCTACAGAATTATCTTTAAATAATTTTAAAAAATCTAAAGCGTCTAAATGATAATCAGTATCATATTCAGGGTTAATATCATTTGTGATAGTAGCAATTTTATTTCGATTGGCAAAAGGGTCAATTATTATAGCATTTGGTGTTTTATATTTTTCTATTAATTCTCTGATTGGCTTAATAGAAAAAGTGTTTTTATTAGGCATTGCAAAAACCCTATTAATTTTCATTAAAAACCACTACCTCCAAAAATGGTGGTGGGTAGTTGATTAATTTTTTCCTGTACTACCAAACCCACTTACTCTTTCTTTTTTGAGAACAATATCATTCTTAGCAACATAGTATTGCTTAATAGTACCTTGAGCTATTCTTTCACCCATTTTAAATTCAATAGGATTCATAGTTACATTCAAAAGAATTATTCCTATATTACCTTCATTATCAGGATTGTTATAATAAGAACTATCCACTTTCCCTGGAGAGTTTGGAATGATTACTCCTTTTAATCCAACTGAACTTCTTGGAGAGATTTCTAAATAATATCCTTCTGGCAATTTTACTTTTATATCAGTCCACACTAAAACAGGTTTAAAAGGAGAAAGTCTTATATCTTCAGGTAAGTAAAAATCATATCCACAAGACCCTTTATCAGCTCTTGTAGGAAGTTTTACTGTGGGTCTTGCATAAGAAACAAATTCAAATTTAGCCTCAATCTGATTCACGGCTTTAACTCCTTTCTATGAAAATATTCTTCTAATATTTTCCTATAATAATCATAATTACTATCATGAGTAGTATTAGCTGTGATAGGGATTATATGAGTATCATTTGTTAACAAAAATTTTTTGTAATAATCTACTTTCTTTTTTGTTTCAAATGAAAGACACTTATAGTTATCTTCAAAATACTTTATACAATTATGACCCTTTACAATAGGAACGTGAACTACCATCCACCTAAAGAGGTGGGAGTCTTCTTGCTAAATTTTTGATAAAGTGCTTTTCTTTTATCTTTATCACCTCCCCCCTTCCATAAAGAATTATTGTGAAAAATTAAAATTTTTCTAAAGGAATTTCAAAAATTAACCCCCGCCACCATTCCTGTTTTTGGAAATCAGTGGCAGGGGTTTTGAATTAGAGATTTACAAATTTTCTTCTCTTATATTCAAATTCTCTTCTTACCTTATTCCATGAGCTTATCTTTGTAAAGTATCCTATTACTCTTGTCATGTAATCAGTTATTTTACCATTGCAAATAGGACAAGTTTCTTTAGTACCAACTATTGAAGTATGATTATTTTCACAAATACCAAATCCATAATTAATAGCAAAGTGTGGTACATTAAACTGAACTGCTTTTTCAATTAAGAATTTCATTTGTTCAGGTTTAGTTAGTTTTTCATCTATATTTAAATGCAAGATTCCTCCACCAGAAGTCATATTTAAAAATTTACCTGATAGTTTAATACGTTCCATAATATTAGCTTCAACAATTAAAGGAATGTATTGATTAGAGTAAAGTTTAAATTTATCTTGGTTAAATAATAACTCATCTTTTTGAGCAAAAATTACTGCTGTAGATTCTCCTGGAATTTCTTCAACATTCCAAGCAAAACTATCTTCTTTTGAAAATTCAGTTGTTTTATTTTCAATATACTCTAAAATATCTTTTACAAACAACTGTCCCTCTTCTTCAAAGATTGACATTCCCATAAAATCAACCATTTCATAAACACCTATAATACCAACAGTTGCAAAAAGATTATTTAAACTAATCCACTCTAAAGGTTTTATAAACTTAATAAATCCTGCATTTATTCTTCTTTTTAGTATTTCTTCTCTATGGACTTTGTGTAAAAGTCTTATATCATTCAAAACTTCTTCTAATAATCTTTTAAATACGTTTATATCTCTATTTGATTTAATAGCAAGTTTTGGAAGGTTTATTGTTATTACTCTTGTACTTCCAATGTTCAAACCACCATTTCCAAAAGTATCTGTTCTATATTTTTTCATCTCTGAAAAATCAGAAACATACCTACAACAAGAAGCAATTTTATTTCCATCGTTTACATAAATATTAAAAATCCCTTTATCAAGATTTACTTTACATGTCCATTCAAAAAAGTCCTTATCTATAATGTTTTTGTTTTCATCTATTGCAATGTTAATTGTACATACAGGAAAACGATAAGGTAATCCTGTAGCAGGGTCGCCTTTAGCCATAAATTCACCAAAGATTTTTTCAAGATATATTACATATTCAATATCTATTTGACTTCCATCTGGAAAATAATAATCTCCAAATAACTTTTCAAGATTTGGTCTATCAAATAATGATACATTTGTAAATGGAGATTGTCCAGCTACTCTAAACTTATTATTCATAACATGTATAAATTTTTGAAAATCATTTTCTATATCTTTTCTCATAAGTTCATCAGCAATTTTTTCTGAGTTTAAATCAGACTGTAATAAATCAATTACCTTTTCTTTACTAACTTTATAAGTTAGGCTCAATAAATTAACAAATCCATCATCGTATATATAATGATTTTGTAATTTATATAAATGAACTGTTCTTGCCAGTTCATCTCTTTCTTTTTTAGCATACCATGAATAATTAATAATCATATCAGAAGGAGCTATTGCACCCATTATCACATTACTAATATCCATACAAGTTTCAATTACCTGTGCTATAAAAGAATCTTTTCTCTTTGGTGGCAAAGAATAAAGCTGTCCATAAAGTCTACCATTTAACATAATAGGAGTCGTTGAAATTGCTAAACAATAAATAGTTTGAACACCATGTGAAGAAGCGTCATGAAAATAAATGTCTCCATCCCAAATCCTTTTTATTAATCTATTAGCTGTTTCAATACCATATCTCTTTTTTGTGTAATACCATAAAAGATAATATCCCTCTAATTTCAAAAGTCCTTTTGTAATTTCAGCAGAATAATTAGATGGAGAAATTTCTTCATTTGCATTAGCATTTGTATCTATTGAAACATCAGGTAATCTATCAGAAAAATATTTTTTAGACATATTAGCAACATCTAATTGTGATGGATGAATTCCTTCTAATTTTAAAAGTTTTTCTTTTACTGAATCTTTCATGTACTCTTCATAAAGTGCTTGAAATTTTTTATCTGTAGTAAATGGTATTTGTAACATCTTGAAAAGCCCCTCCCTTGTTAATATAAACCTTTTGGTTTGATGATGCTGGAAATGAATCTGTTTTTAATTCTTCAATATATTGCCCACACTTGATTATATCTACATACTCTAAAAATTTATATTTTTTAAGTTCTTTTAGTTCATAACCTGTATACAAAATAACCTTGTATTGATTTTGTTTTAATAATTTCAGAAATTCTGTTAACGAATTTAAATCTTGGTGCAAAGGCTCTCCACCTAAAAGAACGACAGTATCGTAAAATTCTTTGTTTTGATTAACTTCCTGTATTAACTCTTCTGGAGTATAAATATTTTTAGGTTCAAAATCCCATAATTCTGGATTATGACATCCCTTACAATGAAATTTACAACCTTGAAAATAAATTACTAAAGAAGGTTCACCAAACCCATCTTGAAATGAAAATCTTATATCTGCTACGTTTAACATAAGATTACTCCTTTCATTTATTTTTAACCAGCCCCCACCACTCTTGGAGGGGGCATTATATAGATTAGTCCCTTAATTATTTCTATTTATTGGAAATTTGAGTTTTAGAATTGCCTTTTCTTACCTTATGAATCTATTTAGCTATTTCCGCCAAAAATTTGAGGTGGATTTTTAAGAAGTTCTATAAAATCATTCATATTTAAGGCTACATAGTCTTTTCCATCACCAAAACTAAATACTAAAAGTCCTATCTTATTTGTTTCAAAAGCTTCTCTTTCTATTTTATTTAACCATTCCTTTTTAATTGTTATTTGTTTTGAAGGTTTATCTTTAGTTTTAGCCTCAATTCTAAATTTTTCTGATACTAAATCAGATTTTTGAAACCATAAAGCACCACTATTTATCGTTTGTCTTATATTCTGCTGAATTTCCTGTAAAGATTTTAATATCCTCTTCTCTTGCTTGTTCGCTATTTTCCTTTGATGATTCACTTACATCACCAACCATAAATTCAAAAATTTTCTTTGCAACTTCTTCTCTTATATTTTTACCTTCAATATTTAAAAAAGTTAACACTAATGCAAACTTTAATTCATTTAAATCAATTTTTTGTATAATCTCATCTTTTAAATATTTTGTTAAAGTAGAAACAATAACCTCTTCATTCCTAAAAAGAAGTGGAGAGATAATATTTTCTACTAATTGCAATTGCCTTCTTTTCTTTAAATAATCAATTAAATTTACTATTGTGAGTAAAATTGAAAGAATAACTATTGCATTTACTAACATAAAAATCTCCTTTCTTTATTATGAATTCCTAATTACCTCATTTACAAGATTAAAAATAAGGTCATACAATTTACCTTCTTTAGTTAAATCCTCTTTAATAGCTTCAACAGTTTTAGCAAAACCATTAAATTTAATTTCATTTCCTTGTTCATCTAATATAACTTCTCCTGTCAAAGGATTAATAAGTTTTAACCAGTTTGAACCAGATAATATATTTAAAGTTTTTGCTACATTTACAAGTTCAGTTATTCTATCAACCCCTGTATCATAATATAAATCAATTGTAGCTGTTCTATATGGTGGTGCTATTTTGTTTTTTATACAACGTATCTTTATTTGTTGACCTAAAACTTGCTTATTATCACCTGTACCTTTTACAAATTGTTCACCTAAAGCAACTTCTAAAATTTGAGAATAATTATGTCTTAACGCCCGCCCACCAGGCGTTTCAGTTGATGTTCCATACAAAGAAAAAGCTCCTATCTTTTCTCTTAACTGATTTATAAATATCAAAGTCGTACCTGACTTTTGTAAAAGTCCTGTACTTACTAACCTTCGCATAGCTTTAGCATTAACTCTTGCACTTAATCCTACTTTACTTGCTTCCCAATCTTTCTCTTCAAACTCTTCTTTACATATCATACTTGCTACAGAATCAACTACTATAATTGCAAACTTACCACTCTGAAGCATTTCTTCTATCATCTCATATATCTTTTCAGCATACGTATCTGGTTGTGAAACTAAAAGCTTATTTATATCAACTCCTAAAACTTTTGCCCATTCTGGATTAAATGAATGCTCTAAATCAATTATTGCATTAAGTTTATCTGGTTCTGAAACTTGTGCTTCTGCTATTGCTAAACATGCTAATGTTGTTTTACCAGATTTCTCTTGACCTCTAAATTCTATCATTCTTCCTTGAGGATATCCCCCGCCAAGAGCCAAATCCAGCATTAAAGACCCAGATGACCTTACTTTAATATGTGCTCTTTCATCTTTACCTAAAATAAATATTGATTGCTCACCAAACTTTTTTCTTAAATCTAAAACTATTGTTTCAATATCAGACATCAATATCTCTCCCTTTCAGCTATTCTTCTTGTTATTTCACGAGAAATAGCTGTTGCTCTTTGCTCATAACCTTCTCTTAAACCTTTTAAAGCAATGTATAAAGCTTGTTTTTCTACATATTCTTTTTCTAATTTTATAAATAACTCTTCTGTTGCTACTTGAGCTGCTTTCATTTCTCTGTTTCCATCTTGTAAAACATATAATTGATTTTTAACTGTATCTCTTGCTTCTTTTGCTGTTTGTGCTTCTAAATCTGCTATAGCTTCACACCATCTTGCATAAGCTATAAATGCAGTCCATTTATCTAAAAATTCTCCTAATTCTTCATAAGGAATATTTGCTATACCACCATATTTTTGTTTTAATTCTTCCCATTCTTGAAATAAATCACCATCTGTAAAAGATGGTTTTGTAGGAATTAGTAATTTTGCTTTTTTAATTTTTTCAATTGTAGTATTAAAAACTTTAAAATTATCAAGATTTGCTTGAATCTCTTCCCGAGTCATCTTCTTGACTCCTTTCATATAAATCTTTTAACTTTTTAAAAAATGTCCAATGAATACATACTAAAGTATCTTGAGTATCACCTTTCTCTTTCATTACTAAAATTGGTATTTTACCTGTCTGTTTAGCTTCTTCTTTAAGTTTATCCCACCATCTAAAAATAGAAATCTTTGAATAACATTTACATTCAATTTGATATTGTGAATGAATAATATCACCAGGTCTGGGATTACCTTTATCATCTCTATTAACTCTCCCAGAACCTGGGTTTCTCTTAGCACCATTAAAAATATTTTTGCCAACCCATCTTTCAAATGCTTTCCATGTTTTATCGCCCATAGTGTATCCTTCCTTCATATAAGTGTAGAAAATTCATTTACTGTTGAGTTTGATGAAAATTCTTGTCTATATTCCTCTTGCAATCTCTTTCTTCTTTTTAACTCATCTTCTGAAAGTTTTATTTGACCTGTTTGAACTAATTTTCTAAAATTACGAGTAATAGTTTCAGCTGGAGTTGCATATTGAATCTCTGAAAGGTCTGTCACATTGTCATAAATAGCCCAATAATACTGAAGAATTTGATTATAATTGTTCTTTATTTCAGGAAATAATCTAAGTAGTTGTAAAAGATTTTTTCTTACATTCTCATGGTTTTCCATTGTCATCACTCCTTTCATCATTGATTATTGTGAAAAATTAAAATTTTTCTAATAAAAATCCCCGCCACCATTCCTTTTTCTGGAATTAGGGCGGGGGTTAATCTTAAAAAGTCCTATCTTCTTTACATAACTTTTTATAAGGACAATATTGACAATTATTCTCATTTTCCTCTTTTGGTGGAAGTTTTTGTTCTAAAATATGTTCTTCTAAAAATACTAATCTACGTTTTACCCATTCAATCTGTTCATCATTGTATTCTTTTAAGAAAGCTTTTAATTGTTGGGTATCCTTATTAAAATATACAAATAACACCCTTTTAACTCCTAAACATAAAGCATAAAGTGCACCTTGTTTCAAATGTTCTTTTAAAGGTTGATATAATAAATCAAAATCTTTAGAATTAATGGTTTTAAATTCAAAAATCATTCTTAAATTATTTATTTCAATAAACCCATCCACCATAGCTGAAACTGGTATTTGTTTAGTCCATCTATAATCTCTAAACTTTACTTCAATAGGATGACTATCATGTTCTTTGATAAGTTCAATACCATCTAAATTGTAAATAGGTAATTCTTCTAAAGGTACAATTTTTACAAAACCATCATTTTCACTTATATCTAATAACTTATCTTGAATATATTGATGTAACAAAGTTCCTATTTCAAGTATTCTAATAGACCTTGCATAAATGTGCTCATCTGATTTTTGTGTTTTAAAAAATTCATACCATAACTTTCTTGCACATTTGTAATATTGTGAAGGTTTAAATGATAAACTGCTCTCTTTTTCATTTTCTTTAGCTTTTTGTATCATATACTCATCTAACTTCTCTAAAAACAGTTCATCTACCCCTTTTTCTAACTCCTTCATTTCTTTTTTGATTTGTTGAGCTAATTTTTTGAGAGACATTTTAAAAACCCCCTTCAAAAATTTGCCCCGCCCACCATTCCAAATTTTTACTTTTGGTGGCGGGGATTAGATTAAAAAGTTATATAATCTCCTAACTCTTCTTCAGGAATCTTTTCTCCCCATCTTTTACCAATTTCAATATCGCATTTCATTGGTACCTTAAGAGGTATAGCATTAGCCATTATCTCTATAATCTTTTTTAAATCTTCCATCTTTGTTTTTAGAGGAACATTAAAAACAACTTCATCATGTATCCACATTACAATGTAAGAATTTATTTCTTTTAAAAATGGTTGTAGTAAAACAGTTGCCTGTTTTACCATATCAGCACCACTTCCCTGTATGATTGAATTTACTGCCATACGCATAGCACTTGCATACTTTATTGGGTCATTACTATCTAACTCAGGATATAATCTTCTTTTTCGTCCTAATATTGTTTTGACATACTTATTTCTTTTAGCAAATAATTGTACTTCTTCTATCCATTTCTCAACTCTTGGATAAGTTTGAAAGAATACTTCAATATATTGCTCTGCTTCTGTTTCATTTATAAGAAGTTGTTTAGCTAATCCTTTAGGAGAAATACCATAAATAATACCAAAATTAACCGATTTAGCACTTTTTCTAATCTTTTCAAACTTAATTCCCAGTTCAGCATCTCTTTTTAATTCTTGTATATCATAAGTTTTTATAATACCTTCTAAATATAGTTTATTTAACAATTCATCATCATGAAATTTTTCCTCAACTAATTCACCTTCTGCATTTTGAAAATGTACTGTCATTTCTCTACAATATTGAAAATAATCATAATCTACCTTTGGTTCATTTTTCATATTCCAAATAGCAACAGCTGTCATAGCGTGCATATCTCCATCATTTTTGTATATATCAATTAATATTGGGTCTTCAGAGAAATGTGCTAAAAGTCTTAATTCTTGAGCTGAATAGTCAATTGAAACAAGTAATCTATCCTTTTCTGCTTCAAAAGCCAATCTAACGTTTGGGTGCATTTGTTGAAGATTAGGATTTTCACTTGCCATTCTTCCTGTTACTGCACCTATTACTTTAAAATTAGTATGAATTCTACTATCTATAACTTCTTCAGGTATAGCTTCAACAAAAGCTGTTAAAAGCTTCATCTTTTCTCTATATTTCAGTAACAAATCAACTACAGGATGTACATCTTTTATCAATTCTAAAGTATCACTATCAGTACCTGGCTTATCTTTTGGTGCTAATTTAGGTAATTTTAAATCTTCATATAAAGCTTTTGATACTTGTTTTGGAGAATTTAAATTTATATCACCTAAATATTGTTTAATTTGATTTGTAATCTCATTTATTTCAACTTTCAATTGAGTTCCTAACTGTGCTAAATATTCAGTGTTTATCAAAACTCCATATTGTTCTGCTTGATACACAATTTTCAAGAGAGGCATTTCAATATTATAAAATAAATTTGCTATCTCCTTTAAAGTTTCTCTTCTTAAATGATATGATTGAAATTCAAACAGTTTATATGTCATCTCAACGTCTTTTACTGCATAATAAGTTGCTAAATTTCCTGTTCTGGTCTCTGGGTTTAATAAAATTGGAATAGTATCAAATGTTTCTTTTCCAAAAAGCTCTGAAAATTTATCAGCCTCAATCTTTAAATAAATTGTAGCAAGCTCTTTTAATGATTTAGGTTGATTTTCATCCAATAACCATTGTGCTATCATAGTATCAAAATAAGGTTCAATTTCAAATCCCAACCAATTTTTTATAACGTGCATATCAAATTTTGCATTGTGTAAAACAAGTTTTTTAGAAGTTAAAAGAGGTTTAAGTTTTTCGGCTACATATTCTTTCTTTAAACATTTCACATAATCTATACCTACCTTACCTGTTCCTTCTATTGTGTTATCTCTATGCTTTAATGGAATATAAAAACCTTTTGCAGGTGCATATAAAGAAATACCTACAATCTCATCTTTAAAAGGATTTACACCCATAGTTTCAGTATCAACTGCTATATACTCTTTATCTTCAAAAAATTTAAGCATATCTTCTAAATCTTGTTCAGTCCACACTGTAAAATAATTTTCAGGTAAAACTGTGTTATTTGCTATCTCTAATATTTGTAACTCTTTTTTCGATAATTTTCTTTTCTTTGGTTGAGGGTTTAATTCTAATTCAAGTTTTTCTAAGTCTGGGTCTATTACTTTCTTTCTTCTTGGCACTGCGATAAAACCTCCTTTTAAAACTTTGCCCCGCCACCAACCCAATTTTTGGGAATGGCGGGCGGGGCTTTAAAATAAATTTACTTTACCTTAAAACGGAAAACCATTATCACCATCTGTATCTTCTTGTGATTCTGTTACACCATCTGTTTCAAGAAGTACTTCAATCTCTTCTTTTGTCATAATTTTAATTAAATCTTCAATGTTTGGAATTTCATATTTTGATAAATCAATACTTGATTTATCTTTAGGGAAGAATTGATAAGTTGTATTAAATTTTTCTCCATTTCTTACAACCTTAAAAGTCATTTCATTAAAGTCTTTACCATATTCTTCCCACAATCCTATTATCAATTTTGCTGTTTCTCTTGAAACTTTGAAAATTTTGATTTTATCTGCTCCAATATCTAACACTGGAATATACACTCTGAAAGAAGCTTTTTTCCCTGCTTGACAAAGAGGACATTCCTTTTGTCCTAAACATGGAATTACTCTCCATTGCCCACCTAAAAATTCTACATGTTCATATACCGAAATTATTTCTTCTGGAGATACAACAAATTTAATTAAAGAAGATTCACCATCTTTTAATTTCAAATATTCAGTAGATTTTGAAAGAACTTGTTTAATATTTTGAAGTCCTTTTATCATGATAACCACCCTTTCAAATTTTTTGATTTCACTTTTCATCATATATTATTGTGAAAAATTAAAATTTTTCTAATAGATTCTTAAGATTTTTTCTAATTCTTGAGAGATAATAATAAACTGTTTTATTTGAACAATTTAAAAGCTCTGAAATTTCATTAATAGAATACCCATTGTATAAATAATTAATTATTTGTTGTTCTTTTTTGGTAGATACTTTTTTCAATCTATTCAATAAATCTTCATATTCAATTCTTATCATATTCTCATCATCGCTTTTTAAATCTATATTTTGCAACGAATTAAGTAATAATGTATTAGAGTAATTTTGACTTTTCTTTTTGTAAAATTTTCTATAAACTTTTTTAATTTCAATTTTCATTAAAAAATTAAGTTCTTTATCATTGATTTTTGATTTTTCTCGTATTATACTATAAATAGACATTACTATGTCTTGTAAAATATCCTCTTTGTCATAACACAGAGGATTATAATATACATTAATTCTATTAATGAAGTCATTTACTTTTTCAATGATTAAATCAAAATTTTCTACTGTAAATTCCATAAGTAAATAACCCCCTTAATCATATTTTTAACAAAATTTTTTCAATTGGCACTAAATCTAATTTTTCTTGAAGACCCGCTTTTAAAACATCGTTCGGGTCTTTTATTTTTGGAGAATTTTTTGTATCCAACCCCCACCTTGGCGGGGGGTATAAAACAAAATTAACACTAAAAGGATATTTCATCAGTTTCTTATAAATTTTTAATGAAGCATTAAATCCTACTTCATCATTATCTAAGAATAAATTAATGATTTTAACGCCATACTTTAATAACAATTCTATTTGTTCATCAAATAAAACACTGCCCATTAAAGCCACAGAAGAGAGTTTCATTTGATAACAAGCGAGTGTGTCAAACTCTCCTTCTGTAACATAAATTTCTTTAGTATTATTAGCTTTAACTAAATAATACAACCCATATAAAATATCTTTCTTTGAAACATTAAAAGAATTTTCATATGATTTACCTAACAGAGAACGCTTCTTTATAAATCTTATATCACCTAAATCTGTTCTAACAGGTATTAAGACATGACTATCATCTCCTCCTAACTCATATTTTTGAATTGTTCTATTTGTAAAGCCTCTTTGCTTCAAATACAAAGAAGCTTTATCACTTAATTTAGGAGTGTAGTTTATATATGAAAAAGAAATAATATCAGACTGCCATAAAAAACTTACATCTATATTTAGTTTGCTTATTAAGTACATTTCAGCTTCAGTATAAGAAATATTCATCACATACTTTATTAAATTTACTAAACTTCCTTTAGCTCCACAACTGAAACAGTTGTAGAGAAAGGGATAATGAATTGAGATTCCAAATGATGCGTTGTCCTCAACATGAAATGGACAACACATCATCAAATTAGAACCACATTTTTTTATTTTTTTAAACGCATTTTTATTAAAGAAATACAAAGAAGAATTTTTATATTGTTCAGCTAATTCAGTAATTATCTGTTCTATCATCTTACCGAACCTCTGTTTGTATTATAATTAATCTTTTTAAAAAAGTCAACTCTAATTTTTATTCTAAAATAATTAATTTTCCCTGTCAACACCAAACATAACAATTCTAATTTTAATTATTATCTTGTGAACTACCATCCACCTAAAGAGGTGGAGGCTTCGTGAGAAGTTTGGTAGCAGCTAAGCTACCCTTATTCTCACAGGGTGGTTCACACACCCACTACTGACTATCTGCTTCT